TCATTAAAGAAACATACTTTGAATCTCTTGTAGACAAAATTGTATTCCAGGAGATTCATAATTATGTTACCAAGTATGATGCAGTGCCCTCTAAGGCAGTTTTAAAAATTGAAATTGAAAACCGTAAGGACATCTCTGATGATGCATTCCAGAAATCAATTAACCTAGTTACTGAATTAAAGGAAGAAAAGTTTGATGAACAATGGTTACTAGATACTACCGAAAAATGGTGCAAGGATAGAGCCATTTATTTGGCTCTTCTTGACTCAGTTAAAATTGCAGATGGAAAGGATAAAACACGAAGTAAAGATTCTATTCCTTCGATCCTTTCCGACGCACTTTCCGTTTCTTTTGATGACCACATTGGTCATGACTATATTTCAGACTCTGATTCTCGATATGATTTCTACCACAAAAAAGAAGACAAAATCCCATTTGATCTCGATCTATTCAACAAAATTACCAAAGGTGGTCTCCCTAACAAGACTCTCAATATCGCTCTTGCTGGTACGGGTGTCGGCAAAAGTTTATTCATGTGCCACATGGCTAGCTCCATCCTCCTGCAAGGGAGCAATGTTCTCTACATTACACTTGAAATGGCAGAGGAAAGGATTGCTGAAAGAATTGATGCAAATCTCTTGAATGTCAATATTCAAGATATTACTAATTTGCCAAAGAGTACTTATGAGAGTAAGTTATTTAAGTTGTCTGAAAAGACACGAGGTAAATTAATCATTAAAGAATATCCGACTGCATCTGCACACGTAGGACATTTTAAATCACTTCTAAATGATCTTGCTCTGAAGAAAGGATTTCGGCCAGATATTATTTTTATTGATTATCTAAACATCTGTGCTTCATCTAGGTATAAAGGTTCACTTGTAAATTCATATACCTATGTCAAAGCAATCGCAGAAGAACTTCGTGGACTTGCTGTAGAATGTAATGTTCCAATTGTATCTGCAACACAAACGACTCGTCAAGGTTATGGTAACTCTGATGTAGAACTTACTGATACATCTGAAAGTTTTGGTCTTCCTGCTACTGCAGACTTTATGTTTGCACTCATCAGTACGGAAGAGCTTGAAAATCTTAATCAAATCATGATTAAGCAACTCAAGAATCGTTACAATGACCCCACCACCCACAAGAGATTCGTCGTGGGTATTGACAGAGCCAAGATGAAGCTGTATAATGTTGAGGACAGTGCTCAGAAAACTCTGATCAACTCAGGTCAAGATGATGAGCATGATTCCAAGTTTAAAAAATCACAACGCACATTTGAAGGATTCAAAGTATGACAAAGAAACTAATTAGCCTAGACGCATATCAAGAGTTTGTAGGTGATACTACTAGTATTGCATCTAGCAACCCAGAAGAGTTCGTTGCTCGGGTTAATGAACTTGAACGCAAGATGCCTGAAGACAACGTAAACGCTGTTGGTGTTGACTTGAACCGACTTTTAACTGCTGCGATTGGATTGACTGCAGAGGGCGGAGAATTCGCAGAAGTAGTTAAAAAGATTGCTTTCCAAGGCAAACCATACAATGAACAGTCTCGTATTCATATGATTAAAGAAATGGGAGACGTAATGTGGTATATTGCACAAGGCTGTATTGCTCTTGGTACTAGTATCGAAGAGGTTCTTGAGACCAACGTAGAAAAGTTAACTGCACGGTATCCAGAAGGTGTGTTCCGTGTATTCCATTCTGAAAATCGCAAAGAAGGAGACATCTGATGAGTGGAGTAAGTCTGAGCACTATACATTCTAGTCTGTTTGCAAATGGTAGTAAAGGTGTGAACGAATGCTTAGCTTTACTGGATTCAATGTCTATATTTGTTCAACCAGCAGACAAACCTAGATTTGATAATTATATCAATGCTACAAAAAGATTCTTGCCATTGTGCTCAGACTTCCTAGATGTTATTGCAAAAAATCATGATTTTTTTGTTTACACTTTGCTAGTAGATTATGTAAGATTTTATCCCAAGACAAAACAAAATTTAGCTAATCAAAAAGAACTAGTTTCTTCATTAATAAATTTTTATTTGATGAAGAGAAAGAAAAGTAAACTGCATTACAATCAAAACAAAGATCCAATTCTAAAATTTTTACAAGACAATTCTACTAATGTTTACAATTCAATTGTAGTAGCTACTAACATATTGAGGGCAAAAACGCTTATCAAACCTATGTAGTTACCTAAATAATAGATGTAGAACTTTTGTTTTTGATGAAAACTTTTAGACAATTTATAACAGAAGCCAGAACTCCTGCGGGCAAAGAGGCAGAGAAAAAAGGTCTTACCCATCTGGGTAAAGGCTATTACTCAAATGCCAAAGGAGAAATTGTCGCTAAAAGTGAAGGTGGCGGACAAAAATTAGTTTCTATATCTAAGTCAGATAAGAAAAAATTAAAAGATGGTGTCCCACTTATGGGTCCATCTTCACAAGCTGATGTTCAGAATGTTCCTCAGCCGCCTGCCACAAATCAAACCACTGCAGATCAACCTCCAGAAGAAATTCAACCTGGAGATGGTCCTGCAGTGGTTATTACTTTTGGCAGATTTAATCCTCCTTCACTTGGGCATGAAAATCTTATAAATGCAGTTCAAGAACAAGCAGAAGAGCTGGAAGCTGAATATAGAATTTATCCAAGTAGGACTTCTGATAGTAAGCAGAATCCATTAGATTTCAAATCAAAGTATAACATTCTCCAACATATATTCCCGGATCATGCTGAAAGTATTGTAAATGATCCAGAAAATGGAGATAACATTTATGATATTTTGACATCATTGCACGATGAGGGTTACCATCATGTAGTAATTATGTGTGGAGATGAGAATGTTCAAAAGTATGAAAAAATTGCACAGAAATACAATGGAACTGTGTATGACTTTTATGGAGTAGAAGTAGTTGGTGCTGGAATGTCTGATCCAGATACGGACAAAACTGAAGGAATTACTAGCTCAATGATGCGTAAAGCAGCACTTGAAAATGATTACGAAACCTTCAAACAAGGACTTCCTGGCAATGTTAGCAAAAAAGAGTGCCGTGCAATCTATTCACAAGTTCGTAAGTCTATGAGTCTCAAAGAAGATTTATGGAAAATATCTCCATCATTAGATATTGAAAATCTCCGAGAGCAATATTATCAAGGAAATATTTACAACTTAGGTGAAACAGTAATTGATTCTATTACTGGTATCTCTGGAAAAATTGTTACCAGAGGTTCTAATTATGTTATCTTTGTGGACGAACAAAAGAAAATTCATAGAACCTGGGTCAAAGATTTAAGTTATCACCCAGGACCATTGGAAATTGGTACGGATGATTATCGTGAATATCTGCAACGAATGCATCCTACCGAACCAGTTAAGTCATTTACTAAAGGTAGACGAAAAGATAAATAATAATAAATAGAACTCATTTCAAAGAAAGAATATGGATTTATCTATTGTATCTCAATTCATGTCTCTTACACCGGACATGATGTACAAAGCAACAAAGATGGTTGAGTCTGCTTCTGCATACTTTCCGGGTGATGTGAACTCTCAAGAAGATTATCTAAGAGAAAATTTAATTGATCAAACTCTTGAGTATGCTCTAACTCTTCTAGAAGACAAGAAAGTTAGAGATTACATGGGTGTTAATGTATACACCAATGGAAAAACATTTAGTGCTCCGACCCTAGCTCTTTATAATGTGGCTTCAATGCCAGAAATGAAGCAAAGAATCCAAGCAAAATTAAATGCTAAGAGTGGAGTTCGCAAGGAAGAAACTGAATTAGTTCAAGAGAAAAAAAGACCTAAACTAAAAGGTCGTAAGTTTAAGGGTAAGAATCCTTGGTGGAATTCTGATGGTGATGATACTCCATACGAGCCAGGTGATGATGTTAGAAAGACCAGAAAGGAAGCAGTAGATTATGTTGCTGAGCTTTGGAGAAATAGACAACTTCAAGAAGATGAAACTGTATATGAGGCAATGCGTCCCGGTCCCCGTCAAAGAAAACTGGCGGGTAAGCAGTATCAGACATATGGAGTAACTACAAGAGATAGAGCAAATGCTCATAATATTGCAGTTCGTGGTGATGGTCCTGGAACACCTGGGTATGAGAAGAAATCCACTGGCGGTAAAGGCCCAAGATATGCTGGGTATGGTGATCAGGGGGCGGGAAACAAAGCACGCCGTCGTTCTGGTTTAGAGCCACTCAGAGGCACCAGAGATCCTAGAAATGAAGAGTATGAATTGAATGAAATGCCATATCAAATTTATGGCCCAGCAAAACATGGTCCAAGTGATGGAGAGCCAGTTAAAATTGGCAAACCATATAAAAATAAAAAAAGAGCTAAATCTAGAGCAGATAGATTAGATCAAGAAATTGGTGGATATCGTCACAGCGTACATTACACCCCTGAAGAGTATGCTGTTGAAGCAAAGAACAAAGAAGGCAAAGAGCAAGGTGCTGATGGAAAAGCTTGCTGGAAAGGTTATAAGTATGCTGGTACCGAAAACGGTAAAGATAAGTGTGTGAAAATGGAAGATGTTGCAGAAATTGCAACAACATATTTTATGAATGAGGGACTCAATGAGTATGGTATTGATCTTCTAATCGAAGATATGGGTATTGATGATTTCTGTGATTTTGTTGATGAGATTTCATCTGAAGAGTTTCTTGTTGAATGGAGACGTGGAGCTGGTGGTACTAAAGTACGTGGCTCTGGAATGTCCAAGTCTGGCAAGTCAATTGGCTCACTAAAAGGTGGTGCTAAATCTGCAGCAATCCGTGCTTCTGCTGAGCATAAATCAAGAAAAGCTGCAAGAGATGCCGAATCATCAAAATCATCTGGAATGGCTGCTGCTCTCAAGAGTCAGTCTAAAGTTGCCAATGCTAAGAAATCTCAGCCAGCAACTAAATCAACCCCAACACAAACTAAAGAAAAAGCAAAAGGTGGTATCCTAGGTGCCCTTAAAGCTAGAGCAGAAAAGGATATTGCATCTGTTAGACAATCAGTAAACACAGCAAGACAAGTAGGAGCAAGACGTGCTGCAGAAGTTAAAGCAACTTATGACGCTGTTAGGGCAAAAGGTAAAGAAGCAGAACAATCCGCAGCTGCAACTAAAGCAAGAAGAAAGGCAACTGTTGCAGCTGGTAGAGCAGCTCAAAGTGCAGGTAGAACTGCAGTCAAGGCTGCGGGTGCTGCTGGAGCGGCTGCAGGAGAAGCAGTAAAGGCTAGAAAAGCTGGCAAGTCTGCTGCTGCAACCGCAGGTAGAGCAGTTGGAACTTTTGTTAAAAAGATGAGAAAGGAAGAGAAAGAACTTCTAACTCACTATTTCATCGAATCTGAAATTGCATTTAACTATGATGAGGTTCAAGAAATCTTTGAATCACTCGATCAAGAGCATTTTGATTATTTCATTGAGCAAGCAATGCTAATGGTAGAAGAGTCTGGTCCATCAGCTCGTGAAATCATTGAAGAAAAATTGCAAAATTCATTTGACATCGAAAGATTTACTTTTGCAGACTGGAGGCAGTTAACCGAAAAAAAGTCTAGTGATGATGATGCAACTGGAAAATTTGTTAGTCTAACTCAAACTAACAGAACAGATAACACTCCAGATGTGAAAGGTAAAAGAAAGGATGGTGTAATCATTAATCCTCAGGTTGATATGAGGCGTGAAGAAGTTGAAAGCATTGATGAGAAGGCACCTCCAGGCAAAAAATATGAAAGAATGGTGAAGCATATTAAAAAGGGTTATTCTAAAGGTGGTCTGACTAAAAAAGAAAAAGGCATTGCATATGCAACCGCATGGAAAAAATATAATGAAGAAGTTGAAGTAATTGATGAAAGAAGAAGAGAAGACAAGGGAACTCCGAGACCACCTGAACCAAGTGCTGCATTTAAACTAGTTTCCAAATCAATGGGAGCTTCAAGAGCGGGTGTTCAACCAAGAGGACAAAAGAAAACTCCTGGTAAAAAGCCACCTGCAGCTGGTGAGTATGGCGGTCCTAAGTCTCCAGCACAAAAAGTAGCTGCACGTCGTGCTGCTGCTCAAAGAGCAAAAGATATGATGTCTTCAAGATTCGACTAAAATAAATAGAAGTGAATCCTTTTCGGAGAAAAATCATGGGAGTATTAGTAGAAGTAGTAAAACCACTACTACTTGCAGCAATGAATTCTTGTCATACTAAGCGTCTTGTAGTTGAACTACTTGATCGTTATGTGAACACCACTGATAATGATATTGATAATGTAATCGCAGCAACTGTACGAACTGCACTTCTAAAGAATTGTAAGTGATTGAATGTTTGCTGTTGAACTGGGGGGTTGAGTTAACTTTAATTTTACTCCTCAGTTTTTCTGAATATCTTGGCAAGACAAAACGATTCAAAGAGAATAATATAATAGATTTTACTAAAAACACTATAAAACGTATGCTGGGGAGGTAACTCCCCATTTTTTATAAATATTAATAGAATAAAAATTCAAGAGGGGTTTAAATGTCTCTATACGGAAGAACTGATTCTAACGCAAATAAGACTAAAGTTGAAAGAACTATTGCTGCTTCAGCACAAGCAAAAACAATTGTTTTCGTTGATGAAACTGAGGCAAGGCTAAACGAGAACCGTACCCGTGGTATTGATGGTCCTGGTTGGTGGTCCTACTTCACTTATACTGATGCTGCAGGAAATACTCGTCACAAAGCAGAGAAGCTAGTTGCACTTGGCAATCCAGATACCAATGCAAACGAAACTCAGACTGATGACACAATTGCTGCAGACGTTGCATCAGCAGTAACAATCAACGTTGCATATCCACAGAATGCTACTACATCATCCGGTGGAGCAACATTTACAGTTAACGGTCAGACCACTACAACTGGAACTCCAGGAACTCTTGTTTATCAGTGGCAGGTTCAAACCACAACCGGAACTCGTTGGACAAATCTTACCAACACTGGAATCTACACTGGCTCTACAACTCATACTCTAACTCTAACTGGTGCTACTTCAGCAGTTACTGGTTACAAGTATAGAGTGAAGGTCACATCTGCTGGTGGTACTGAAGAAGTTATTTCCAGAACTGCAACACTAACATTTGGTACCTGATAGCATATGAGATTTAATGAATTGAATGAAGACAACTTTTTGTTATTTGCAATTAAACATTATGACAACCCAAATGCAATAACAAAAGATGATTTTTTTGAAGACCTAAAACGATTTAAGTATATCAAAAGATTACTGAAACGTTATGATAAAACAGGGATTCTCAAAACTCATCTTTTATTAAATCATATTATAGTTGTATATAATATTTTTGGTGATGCAGCAACTCCAATTTTATTTTTTAAAATTGAACCGGAATACTGGAAATACTTGAAGTCCTTTGTAATATTTTTGGATAGGCTAGAGCCAAATTCAATTTCACACGTAATACCTGATAGTTATTGTTTAGAAGAGCTTAGTAAAATATGAACTATAACGAAGAAGTTGCTGCTAATTGTGTTGGAAATGGATCTGCAGTATCCATTCCTCCAAGTGTGGAACCACCTGGAATTCCTGCATCAAAAAGAAAGAAAAGAAAAAAAGTGAATGAACAAAGACTATTTGAAAGTGGTGGTAAAGTAATTGACCAACTAAAGCAAATAGCTCTAGCCGGACAACAAGGAGTCGTTATGTTTGACAATGGAGAGAAAGCTCAGATTTCTCCTGATGGTGCAAACAAATTAGTTGACTTGTATCGAAATCTAAATGCTAGTAATAGAGTTAAAATGATTAAAACTATCAATTCATCTGCTTCTGGATTTGAAAAAATCTCTACATTTGCATCCAATAGAGGCATTTCCCCAGAACAGTAACTTTAGAGGTAGTATGTTTCAATCTCAAACCACCGAAACTAAGTTGGCATTACTAGAAGAAAAACTTAGCATCTATGAACAAATGATGAAAAAGATTGATGCTGCTATCGAAAAAATTAGCGAAACAAGTCAGACAATTAGTAAAATGTTAGTGATTCATGAACAAAGAATTGAGAATGTAACTAAGTCTGATGAACTTATTATTCAAATGGTAAATGATATAAAGGCATCAAATACAGCAGATAATAAAGTTGTTACCGAAAGAGTTTCGGAAGTAGAAAAGTCTGTTGGAGATTTATTAAAATTTAGGTGGCAGGTGGCCGCCATCTCAGGGGCAGTTGTTTTACTGGTCGGCCTGGTGGTTCCCCTTGTTGACAACATGCTCGGTATGCCCTATAATGGAGGGACTGAGCACACCACCAAAAAATGAGTTACATTGACCACAAATACATTAACCTCATTTCAATTAGACTAAGCAAATTTCAAAAGAAGCAAGATAATTTATATAACTTCAGATGCCCTTATTGCGGTGACTCGGCAAAATACAAAAACCGTGCAAGGGGATTTTTCTATCGAAAGAATGCAGATATGGTATTCAAATGCCATAACTGTGGAGTTGGTAGAACTCTCAGTAATTTTTTAAAAGATCTAGATGTAACTCTTCACGATGAATACGTGATGGAGAGATTCAAGTCTGGATTGACTGGCCGTGGATCAAACACTCCAGAACCTAAGTTTGAATTTCAAAAGCCAGTTTTCAAGAAGACTCCACTATCCGAACTCAAAAAAATATCAGAACTAAATAATTCACACCCAGCAAGAGAATATCTTTCCAACAGGCAAATACCAGAAAAATATTTTTCTAAGTTCTATTACGCAGAGGATTTTCATGCTTGGGCCAAAACAGACACAAAACTTAAAGAGTCTAGAATCGTCATCCCCCTCATGTCCAAAAGTGGAAAACTTTTTGGATTCCAGGGGAGGGCTCTTGACAAAACTGCAAAACTACGCTATATTACTACCATCCTGGATGATAAGTACGTTAAATTATTTGGACTTGATTCTTTAGACTTCGATAGAACCATCTATGTTACAGAGGGTCCATTTGACTCTCTTTTTCTGTCTAATGCAATTGCCATGTGTGGATCTGATGTGCATCTAGAAAAGTCTATTTACCGAGACAGAATTTTTGTATTGGATAATGAACCAAGAAATCTTCAGATTGTCCAGAGGTATGACAAGCTTATCACTGCAGGAGAAAAGGTCGTTATTTGGCCAAGCACCATAAAAGAAAAAGATATTAATGATATGGTTATTTCTGGACTCAACCCACAGGAAATAATCAAACAAAACACATTTCAAGGGTTGGAAGCTAAAGTTAAATTTACTACATGGAAGAAAGTATGAGTAACGGTACTAAAGTAAAAAAACGTAATGGTACTCTGGAATCTTTAGATTTGGACAAGATTCACAATATGGTCGAATGTGCTTGTGGAGGGCTTGCTGGAGTAAGTGCATCCCAAGTTGAAATTCAATCTGGATTACAATTTTATGATGGAATTACAACTGATGAAATTCAAGAAATCTTGGTTCGGTCAGCTAGTGACCTCATTAGTCTTGATAATCCAAATTACCAGTATGTTGCTGCTCGTCTTCTTTTGTTCGGCTTATATAAACAAGTCTTTGGAGCTAATTGGAAGAACGGGTTCCCTTCAATAGGTGATCACCTGTACCAAGGTATTATGAATGGTGTATATGATAAAGCCCTATCTGGAAAATACACTGATGAAGAATGGGATAAAATTAATTCCTGGATTGATCACGAAAGAGATTATATTTTTACTTATGCTGGTCTTCGTCAAGTAGTAGACAAATATCTTGTACAGGATAGGAGTTCAAAGAAAATTTATGAAACTCCTCAATACATGTACATGCTAATTTCTGCAACTATCTTTGCAGAATATCCACAATCAACTCGACTAGAATATGTCCGACGATATTACAACGCAATCTCCAAGCACAGAATTAACATTCCAACACCAATTATGGCAGGTGTTAGAACCCCTCTTCGTCAATTTGCTTCTTGTGTGCTTATTGATTCTGACGATTCTCTCAATTCTATCTTCAGCTCTGACATGGCTATTGGCCGTTATGTGGCTCAGCGTGCTGGAATCGGTATTAACGCAGGCAGGATCAGAGGTCTCAATAGCAAAATTCGTGGTGGCGAGGTTGCCCATACTGGAGTTATACCCTTCCTCAAGAAATTTGAAGCGACGGTCAGATGTTGCACTCAAAACGGCATTCGTGGTGGGTCGGCTACAGTTCACTTCCCTATTTGGCATCAAGAAATAGAAGACATCCTAGTATTAAAAAACAATAAGGGAACCGAGGATAACCGAGTTCGTAAGCTAGACTATAGCATTCAGATCTCAAAACTATTCTACGAGAGGTTTATCACAAATGAAGAAATTTCTCTATTCTCTCCACACGACGTTCCTGGTTTGTATGATGCTTTTGGGACTGATTCGTTTGATGACATGTATGTGGATGCAGAACGAGATCAGTCTATTCCAAGAAAAACTGTAAACGCACAGGAACTGTTTCTGGATCTTCTCAAAGAACGTGCAGAAACTGGTCGTATTTACATCATGAATATTGATCATTGTAATTCACATAGTTCTTTCCTTGACAAAGTGAACATGAGTAATCTCTGCCAAGAGATCACACTTCCAACTGTACCAATCAATCATATTGATGATCCACAAGGTGAGATTGCACTTTGTATTCTTTCTGCAGTTAATGTTGGTAAACTGAATAATCTAAATGAAATGGAAGAACTTTGTGATCTTTCAATTCGTGCTTTGGATGAACTAATTGATTATCAAGATTATCCAGTTGAAGCTGCTAGAGTTTCTACAAAGTCTCGTCGTTCACTTGGAATCGGTTATATTGGGCTTGCACATTATCTGGCTAGACATGGTGTGAAATATGAGGATCGTGAGTCTTGGAAACTAGTCCATGATTTGACTGAATCATTTCAATATCATCTATTGAAAGCTTCTAATAAACTTGCTCAAGAAAAGGGTGCATGTGAATATTTTAATCGTACAAAGTATTCTCAAGGAATTCTTCCCATCGACACCTATAAAACAGATGTAGACGAAATCGTACCTAACGAACTGAACTATGATTGGGAGACTTTACGTTCCGAGATTCAAACACATGGTCTACGACATAGCACGTTGTCCGCACAAATGCCTTCGGAAAGCAGTTCCGTTGTGTCAAATGAAACCAACGGAATTGAACCACCTAGAGATTACTTGTCCGTTAAGAAATCAAAGAAAGGTCCGCTTAAACAAATTGTTCCTAGCTATCAAACCCTCAAGAAGAACTATACGCTTCTTTGGGACATGCCTAATAACACTGGTTACATTAATATTGTTGCTGTGATGCAAAAGTTTTTTGATCAAGCAATCAGTGGTAACTGGAGCTATAACCCAGAAAACTATCCAGATAATGAAGTGCCAGCATCAGTGATGGCCCAAGATCTACTGACAACATATAAGTATGGCTGGAAGACATCATACTATCAAAATACATATGATAGTAAATCTGATGGTGATACGGAAGAGAAAACGGATGCTCTATCACAACTAGTCTCACAATTAGAGACCGAAGACGACTGCGAAAGCTGCAAAATCTAAAGGAGAATTTACATGCAATTCATCAAAAATACAAACAGTGAAATCAAGGGCATGACCGTATTTAATAGTAATCATGTAGATACCAAAAAGCAACCAATGTTTTTTGGTAAACCACTTGGAGTTCAAAGATATGATAGCTACAAGTATCCTATCTTTGAAAAGCTAACTCAACAACAACTTGGATATTTCTGGAGACCTGAGGAGGTCTCCCTCCAAAAAGATCGTGCAGATTATCAAACTCTTCGCCCTGAGCAAAAGCATATCTTTACTTCCAACCTGAAGTATCAGATCATGCTTGATTCGGTACAGGGTCGTGGTCCTGGTCTTGCATTTATTCCATACTGTTCACTTCCTGAACTGGAAGCTTGCATGACCATTTGGGAAACTATGGAGATGATTCATAGTCGTTCATATACCTACATCATCAAGAATGTCTATTCTGATGTGACAGAAGTATTTGATACTATTCTAGATGATGAAAAGATTCTAGAACGTGCAACTAGTGTAACTGAAGCATATGATGATCTAATTCAGTGTGCTCATCAATGGGATTCTGGAACTCTTTGGGAACTAGGTGGTCATCCAACTGCACAGATTGAACTCAAAGAATTGAAGCGAAAGCTCTATCGTGCAGTTATGAATGTGAATATTCTTGAGGGTATTCGTTTCTATGTTTCATTTGCTTGTAGCTTTGCATTCGGTGAACTAAAACTCATGGAAGGATCTGCAAAGATCATTTCTTTGATTGCTCGTGATGAATCCCAGCATCTTGTGATCACTCAAAACATTATCAAGAACTGGAAGAATGGTGATGATCCTCAGATGTTAGATATTATTGCTGAGGAAGAAAATAATGTTAAGCAGATGTATGTTCGTGCAGTTAATGAAGAAAAGGCATGGGCAGAGTATCTGTTCAAGGATGGTTCTATGATTGGTCTAAATGCTAAATTACTTTCTTCATATGTTGAGTATATTGCAAATCGTAGAATGAAAGCAATTGGTATTAAGCCAATGTTTGACATCTCTATGTCAAACAATCCTCTTCCTTGGACTGAGCATTGGCTCAATTCCAAGATGATGCAGAATGCTCCACAGGAAACTGAAATTGAGAGCTATGTAATCGGTGGTATCAAACAAGACATGAAGAAAGATACTTTCTCTGGATTTAAACTCTGATTAATACTGGAGTTTTTATAAATAATACTATAAAGTAACATTTATAGAAACTCCAATGACAGAAACTCAAAGACTTTACGAATCATACTTTGCCGTTTATAACGATGAAGTAAGAGAAACATTATCTGAAGAAGTAGAACTTCTTGAGGATATTAATTATCTTTATGATGGTGAGATTGAAGAGATTGTTGAAGAAACAATCGAAGCTATGCTTGAAGAGGGATATGAATTATTAGATATTGAAGAAGCTTTAGATGAGATTTTCTCCGAAGCTACTGTAACTAAAGGTCGTGGTGGATATACTAAACTAAGTACTGATAAGCGTTCTGCACCAGTAACAACTGGTCAGGGTACTGCAATGCGTCAACAAGCTAGAAGGCAAGCTGTTGTATCTGCTGCCCGCCAGCGCCAAGTTCAGGCAGTTAAGGATGCTCCTGGCAAGGCTGTAGCTAGAGCTAGAAAGGCTGTAGACACCGCTGCAGGTGATTATGCTGCTAAGCATGGCCTAGTATCAAGCAAGAAGGGTAAGCCACTCAATAGAACCTCTATTGGTATGAAGCAGGCTTCAAAGGATCCTTCTGTTCGTAGAGGCATTCGCTCACAGGTTGTTGGCCACCTTGCATCAAGAGCTGCCAATAAACTCCAGCGTGGAGTAGAAAAGGTAAAGGGTGCGGTTCAATCTGCAGGTCAAAAAGCAGTAACTGGTACTAAAACTGCTGGTGATGCTGCTCAAGCTAAGATGCAATCAGCAGGCTCTGCTGCAAAGAAAGCTGGTAAAGGTTTCCTCGGCAAAGTTGCTAGGAAGGTAGCTTCTGGTGCTGGTAGACTTGCATCAAGACTAGGTGAAGATGTAGATGTATATGATGTAGTTCTAGATCACCTTCTAGAAGAAGGATATGCTGATACTGTAGAATCAGCAGAAAACATCATGGTTAACATGAGTGAAGATTGGATTGATGTAATTGTTGAAGGATTTACTGCACCATATCCAGAAAGGCCACAATCCCCAAAAACAACTAAACTGCCAAGAAGTCGTGAAGCGAATATTGGCAAGCATGATGATTGGAAAGATAACACTCCAACTGAATGGGATGGTAAAACATCTGAACAAAAGAAGGCAGCTAAATTAAAATCTAGATTAAATGCAGTTGTAGGAACTCAGCGTAGGCAAGATGCTGAAACTGGTTCAAGAAGAAGCTACGATGGATAAACCAAATATTTAAGTGATTCAAGCCATCTGCCGACTAGGTAGGTGGCTTTTTTGTGTCTGGGACTTCCAGTAAAATCTCCCAAAAAACAGCGGTTTATGGCCTTTAAACTGGTCTGACTAGGGAAAGGGTCATAGACCCCTTTAACTGGCCATATAAGCTGTTTAATCCCTGAAAGAAGGGGGCTTGACAAGACCCAAGAAACCCTGTACAATAACTCTGTCAGGGTTCAGATAAATATTCTAAGTTATTAGAGATATATAATGAAACCTCAGAGTGCTAAAGCTAAAGGTAGGAATTTACAGAAGTGGGTTAGAGATCAACTCATAGAAGAACTAGATATACATCCTGAAGATATTGAATCTAGATCTATGGGTGCTGGAGGTGAAGATTTGATCATGGCTAGAGCAGCTAGAAGTAAATTTCCTTTCTCAATAGAATGTAAAAATGTTGAGAAGTTAAATGTCTGGGAAGCATATGAACAAGCTAAAGCAAATTGTGGTGATTATGAACCAGTAGTAGTCATGAAAAAGAACCACAAGAAACCATTAGTCGTAATAGACGCAGAGTACTTTATCAAACTATTCGGAGAGAAAGATGGCCAGAATTGATTTACACAATTTCTTTAAACACTATGATGAAAATAATCCAAAGCATGTTGCTGCAGTAGAGCAATTTGAAGTTGATTTAATGGATTCTCCATTAATAGATGATTCATCTAATTGGGTAAGAATTTATAGAACAAAACCAGAAAACCCAAAATCAAATACCATAGAAAATTTTCCATGGTTTCCTCAGACAGATAATTACAGAGATGCAAATCGAACCTGTAATTCCTCTGCATGTGCAATGTGCCTTGAGTATTTTAAACCAGGCACATTAAAAGGACCAAAAGGAGATGATGCATATGTTCAAAAAGTCTTCTCCATCGGAGATACAACAGACCACTTGGTACAAACTCGTGTTCTTGCGTCTTATGGAATTAAGTCCAATTTCAGTTATTCTCTTAGTTTTGCTGATCTTGATAGAGAGCTTGCCGCTGGTAGACCTGTTGTTATTGGTATTCTTCATAGGGGGACTTTATCTAATCCGACAGGAGGACACATGGTAGTTGTGATTGGAAAGACACCAAATGGAGATTATGTAGTTAATGACCCTTACGGAAGCCTCAATGATAGCTATACTGGTCCAGTGACCAATGGTAAAGGAGCAATCTACAAACGATCTGAGCTGGCTCGTAGATGGTGTCCAGGTGGCAAGGATGGTTGGGGTAGGGTTTTCTAGACACCATAAGTTTTATAAATATCCCAAACACCTTGACAACCAAATAGAAGTGTGTTAAGATTGTTTTAAGTCTAAAGCCAGTAAACCTTTTGGCATCTCCGCCACGAGTCCTGCTGGAAATATGTTACTCGCTATGCAGATAGCATAGAAGGAGGCATTACTGGTTTCAGGCTTTCGGGTAGGTGTCCGAGTGGTTTAAGGAACCTGACTGTAAATCAGGCGGCTCTGTCCAACGCTGGTTCAAATCCAGCCCTGCCCATTGACAACACCAATTTTTATTATAAGCGGTTGAGTTGTTGTCATTTTGTGCCCAGGAAAGTGCCCTCCGAGAGGTTGGGTGTACCCCCTTTCTATTGGGATGTAGAGTTCTATTCAAATTAATGCGTTTTATTTCAACACTTCTAATTGCTTCAACACTTCTTGGATTTACGCCCCAAAAAGCTGAAGCGGCCAGCGGATGTTCAATGGCTTCTCATTATGGTATCGGTGATGGATATCACGGTCAAACCACCGCAAATGGTGAAAGATACAATGCATATGGTAAATCAGTAGCACATAAATGGCTTCCATTCGGAACTAGGTTACGGGTGACAAATCAACGAAATGGAAGATCAGTTATTGTGCGAGTGAATGATAGAGGTCCATATGTCGGAGGACGAGACCTCGACCTGTCCTACGGGGCATTCTCTACTATTGCATCTCCAGGACAGGGAGTGGCAAGTGTCTGTTACTCTAGAGTTTAACAGATAAATAATGGGGAGAGGTGATCTCCCCTTCCTCATGAATAAAAAGCAAGTAATAAATTTTGCAATCATTGGTATAATACTTACATCATCAGTAGGTGTACTTACAAAATGCACAGGGATTGATGAGATACATTGGTATGACCTGATTGACGAAATTCAAAGAAAGTATTTTCCAAATGGTCAATTAAACGACTATATAATACAGGACGACAAGCTTCTCAAGAGAAGAATCGAGAGAGATGTCGATAAAGCAATTAAAGATTATGAGGGCTTGACAAACGATGATGGACGTGCTACGATACCATCACCACGACGTTCAGAGAAACCAGTAGACACTTCGGTGTGCTACACTCCTGAATGTCAAGCACTTGGTGGAGAAATCCGACTCTGTGCTCCATGGGTTCCAGACTGCCCCTTGACAAACCAAAACTAGTCTGCTACACTAAAAAGGTAATTGGGCTCATAGTTAAGCGGATATAACCACCGCCTTCTAAGCGGTTGTCCCTGGTTCGATTCCAGGTGAGCCTGTGACAATTGAATAATTAAGGCATGAATCAATGTACAAAATCAGATGTAAAGATTGCAACATGGAGTTGCAAGTAACTGCTCCAAACAAAGGTCAGTCATGCAAGTGTCCCAATAGAGCTTACATACGACTTGACAACAACGGATTACCTGTTATAGTAGCTGAGGACATCAGCCAAGTTGAAATGGTAAGTGGATTTGTTAAACCAAAACAAAGACAACCCATATACGATCAAGTAGCTGTTCCTAAAAGAAAAGTTAGGAAATTAGATTACGAAGTTCGTTAATTTATTTTGGGCGTATGGTGAAATTGGTAAACACAACTGACTTAAAATCAGTCGGGCTTTGCCCTTGTCGGTTCAAGTCCGACTATGCCCACCTCGGGAGTATAGCTTAATGGTTAGAGCGGGCTCCTTATAAGGGCTTAGTCTGGGTTCAACTCCCAGTATTCCCATTGGAAATCGACGGGTTTCCAAAGAATGTGACAGAATAATCTTTGTGGTTACTCACGGGATAATGTAATAGATTAGGGGTGGTGCCCGCTGTATCGTTGAGAAATCAAAGGTATAGAACTTCTCACCAAGAAGAATCTAGGTTCTGGAATACGGTTGTCAGTGTAACCTTCCAGTTGTGGGTATGACAGATTCCCACCATTCACCCAAAATATTCATCATCAGAGTTTGCCAGTGTGTAGATGATGTCTCAGTAATAACTGGAATTGGAGAGGGAAATCAGCCGCTTGATTTTAAATCAAGATTAAACATGCAGGTTACCCCTCTCATCAACGGGGTGTAAGTCAGCGGTAGACGGCTTGCTTTGGGAGCAAGAAGACACTGGTTCGATCCCAGTCACCCCGATTACCGTTAACAGAACTATCTTTCTGACGGTAAACCAAAAGTTATATGCAGGCAGATGTTTGCTATAACTTCGTCGTTGAACTGCAAAGTCAGCATACGGATAGAGGTTAGGTCCCTGGTCTCACACCTAATCCATCTGGGGAATTAGTTTAGTGGTAAAACAGGTGCTTTGCAAGCATCAATCACCAGTTCGACTCTGGTATTCTCCATTCCCACTATATTATTTTTTATGGGAGACTCAGTTAAGTATCAAATTGAAAAAGCTGAACATGCACTTCGTTCTGCACTTGAACTAGGTGCTATGCATGAAGATCCTTATACTCTTCATTCTATTGCAGAAGCTTTACAAAAGCTAGGTTACATTATTATCATGAACAGAGTACAGACTCCAAAAGAAGATTTTAGTGTAGAAGGTGGTATTCCTTTTGCAACTAACTATGATGATATAATTACTTTTGGTGGTATTAATCCAAATCCAGAGATTAATTTTACTACCTAAATAAAATCATCTACCTCTCAAGCCTATCTCGGGACGCCGAATGATGCTCAAACAGAGGGGTCCCTGCGAATGTGGTGTAGCGGTAACATCCCATCCTTCCAAGTTGGTGTCACGGGTTCGATCCCCGTCATTCGCTTCCTCACTATTTGAGGTTACTATGTCACTTATCTCTCAAACAGACAGAGAAATGGTTATTGAAGCACTTGAGTATTATATTCAAAGGCTTGAAGCTGACAATTGCACTGAAGCATCAATTTATGCGTTTAACACTCTCCTTAGATGGATAGAATTAGAACACTTTAAAAATGAAAATTAATCTTTGGTATTGTACTGAATTAAATCAATGGAGATGGACTCTAGTAGATGATCATCGCCCAATAATTAAAATGGAGTCTGGTCAACAATCAGATCTTCGGGTAGCAATGAATGACATTGCAAATACTGTTGAATATATGTTAAGTCAACAGTGATTTCTTTGGCGTGTAGCATAACGGTAATGCAAACGACTGTTAATCGTAGGACTGTAGGTTCGATTCCTACCACGCCAGTTGATACATTTTGTATCAAATGTAGGAACCAAAACCTCTCCTTGGTCTTAGTATTCTGTGTCCAAGTGAAGTAAAGAGGGAGGCTTAAGGTGATGCTCTCCCCTCCTACCACTAAATATTTGTATCGAAGGATACAGTCATGAAATACAAAATCTCATCAAAGTATTGTTTTTACAATAATGAAATTGTTGAGATGTATTTCATTAATAATGTTCCATTTACATTTGAAGAACTTCCTCAAATAATGCAGGATGATCCTTACATTCAAATTGATGCTTCAAATAATGAAGAGTATAGTCCAGAAGATCTATATAAAACTTCATTCTATTTGATTGATGAAGAGTGTCATCCTTGCTTGTTTCCAGTAGACTTGGAAAATCCAGAAGATATGCCTGAGTAGCTCAGCTGGATAGAGCAACGGTTTTGTAAACCGTAGGTCGTCGGTTCAAGTCCGACCTTGGGCTTAGTTAATTAATTAACTTATTATGGGTTACGAATCACTTACTGAATTTGAAAGAGCACTTGCTAGATTCGGTGATAAGGTAGATCTTATCGTCGGATTGGAAATCGGTGGTAAGATGAATGCCGATGATGCATACAAAGAAATTAAAACCATGATGAAGGATTTGAAGAAACTCCGCAAAGAATCCATCAAAGCTGGTAAAGACCTTGATACTTTTGAAGTATGACTATTTCACAAGGACTCGTTGAAACTGAATACGAAGAACCTGGATTTGAGATTACTCATCTGTCATTCAGAAAAAGAACATCCGAAAACATGTATGGAGGTCCTGTAGATTACTACATTGGCAACATCGTGTTTCGCCTGACGAATGAAGACGCCAAAGCCCGCATGAACTATTATTTGGAAGAAAATGAAAAGCTTCGTGTAGCACCAGATAAAGAACTTCATGATAAGTATTATGATGGTCTTCATTTTGTATTTGATGATCCAATAGAACTTGAAGAAGAACATGATGGAGAAAAATATACTCCACTTCAAATTCTAAACAAAGAAGGTATCAAAGATGAAGATGTATTCATCTATGCCTATCGTCGTAACATGGCACCTTTACATGGATTCGTTGAATACATTGAGAAGTTTGATTGTTACAAAATGCACGAATACTTCCAGGACACCCCTGTGGTTCGTGGTATTATACAGTATCTCCAAGACATGAAAGATGGTAAACCTAATCCGAGCCGTACAGTCTATCACGAACAGTTCATCAACACGCTTGAAAACCTCTGTTGGTGGTGGGACTAGACAGTGCTCAAAATGTCACACTGAGTACCCTCTTGACAAAGACCACTACCAAGTGGTAAAATATTTCAGGTCAGGATTTTCCTACTATTGCAATGAGTGCAATAAACCTAAACCTAAAGATTGATTATGACTTTAAAGGATAAAAGCATTATTTTTTGTTTGCCAGGTAATACCTATTCTGGTACTTTCATGATGAGTTTCATTGAACTGCTAGGATTCATTTCTTCTCAAGGTGCAAACTTCAAAGTTTCTCAACAATACTCCAGCATGGTGAATTATGCTCGATGCAAGTGTGCTGGGGCAGATGTTACTAAAGGAAAGAATCAAAAACCATTTGGTGGTCTTGAATATGATTACATGATGTGGATTGATTCTGACATTGCTTTCAATGCAGATTTGTTCATGAAGCTTGTCGAGATGGATAAGGATATTGCTTCTGGGTGGTATTCTCAACCTGGCGGAACTTCAACTGGTGGACTGTATACTCCAGTAGTTGAAAAGATGGATAACGAATATTTTAAAGCAAATGGTTCGTATGAGTTTCTGACTACAGAAACTATGACTGAAAAAACAGATCTTTTTAAAGCTGATTACATTGGCTTTGGATGGGTGTTGATTAAACAAGGTGTATTTGAAAAAATTGAATACCCTTGGTTTGCACCAAAACTCATTCAGCTTGGTGATGGCATTCAAGATGTTTGCTCCGAAGATGTTGCATTTTGTCACGATGCCAAAGATGCTGGAATTGAGATTTGGGTAGATCCTACCTGTAGAGTAGGACATGAGAAAACCCTAACCATTTGACAAATTTTGGCTACTGTGCTACGATAAATATGACGGCATAGTTCCTCCGTCTAAATATTTAAAACTATTTTTAAGTACCTATGGCAATCACATACAATTTAAATATTGGTTCTCTAAAGAGAAAGCTATCAGTTGATGGTCTAGAAAATGTTATCATCGAAGTTTCTGTTGGTGTAAGTGCCCAGTCACAAGAGTATCCTCAGTTTTCATATAGCTGTGGTGGAAATGTTTCATTTGATATTTCTGAAATTGATTCAGACTCATTTGTTCCTTTTGAAGAAGTAACAAAAGAGACTGTAATTGGTTGGCTCCTTGCTAAAGAAGGTGTTGACACTGTAGAAGAGTTTTCATATGTAAAAGCTTCTATTGATAATATTCAGGCACGTATTGATGAACTTCAAGTTGAAGATAGCGTTAATGTTGGCTGGTCAGTAACCAATGCACCAGAACCTGAAGTAGTAGCAGAAGCACCACAAGAAGAAATTCCTGAGGCTTGATTACTCATAGACACGGATGGTCTATAACAGTACTGGTCGGATGCGTCCCCCTAATTCCCATGCAAAAAACAACTTATTGTTCTCTCAAGTTATTGAATGTTTGTGACGAAATACAAAGTGTAATCACAACACTAAAACAAATTGAAGATCGTTTAGATCTAAAAAATTATATTAAAATGCACGAGACAATTCAAAAACTTGAAGAACATAAACAGTATATCTGGCAAATATACAACGATATAGAAGTCTCGGAATGACTTAAAAATTTGCCCTGGTGGAGTCAAGTATGACCCAATTTAGTCCTCGTCGGATGGACATGAAATATGCCGACTGGTGCGGATGAGGAGTTTTTACTCTGCCGAGTTTCCAGTTTTCTCGTACTCAAAACTGGTGGCGAGCCTGCAAAGGGGGTTGACAGCCCCCACAACTCCTGCTATAGTAGGATTTCATGGAAGTGAGGCCAACTGGAACGGCACGGAGACAATCCATTCAGTAGTTGGTTCGATTCCAACCACTTCCCAAATATAAATAAAATCTGTAGTTAATCATTTAAAATTATGATGATTCGTTCATTTATTGCTGCTGGTGTTGCTGCTGCTTCTATTGCTGCTCCTGCCATGGCACAAGTCACCAGTGTTTCACAACTGCGTGATGTTCAACCAACCGAGTGGTCATACCAGGCTATTTCTAACCTAGTATCCCGTTATGGTTGTGTTGCTGGTTTTCCTGATGGCACTTTCCGTCCTGGTGAGCCAGCTACTCGTGCTCAGCTTGCTGCACTAACCAATGCATGTCTGGATCGTATTAGCGAATTCCAAACTGCTGCAGATGCACAGCTAGCTGCTGCTCTACGTGCTGAGTTTGCCAAGGAACTCGGTGCTACCAATGCCCGTGTAACTGCACTAGAAGTAGCTGCTGCTCAGAAAGCTCAGGGTGTTGGTAACTATCTAGGTGCTGGTGTTCTTCTGAACAAGCAAGGTGTTGCTGGCAACGGTTACACTGAGAACCGTACTATCTCTGGTGCTACCATTCAAGGTCGTTATGCAGTAAAGACTTTTGCTAATCAGAATGCTGTTTCTGTTCGTCCCTATGCTAACCTAGTAGGCACTCCTGCTGGTGAGATTGGTGCTGCAGGTGGTGCTCTAGTTGCCTATGATTGGAGTATCGCTAAGGCTGCTTCTGGTGTGAGCCGTGCTAACATCTACACTGGTGTAGGCTATCAGATTCCTTTCGTGAACAACACTGCTGCTAATTTCCAGTCTGCTGTCGGTGAGAAGGGTCAGGTTGTTCTAGCCCTAGGTGTAGAAGGTCGTATCACTAACTCACTAGTTGGTTTTGCTGATCTCAAGTTCCCTACCACCAATGCTGCCAATAGCTATGGTGCAACCAATGGAACCTATTCACCTGTGTTCACCACGGGTCTGGGCTTCAAGTTCTGATTCTCTGACAATTGGGGGTTGACAAAACCCCTTTTTCATATATAATATTGTAACAATTTTTAATTATGACTATACAAAGAAATCTTAATATTTCTTTTAGAGAAAGAGATATAGATTTGATACAAAAATTGAAAACTATTAGCGATGAAAAATTTATTACTACTTCTAGATTAGTTATAGATTTGATTAGAAAAGGAATGTTATATGATGAAGAAAAATCAACTGCTAAATCAAACGAATAAATTATTATGACAGTCACAACAAATGATCGTGGTCAACAAAATATGTTTGCCAAAGAACCTGTAATGTATTATGAAAACTACGGAATGGATACTCCAAATCAAGTAAAGGAGAAGTACAATGGGCGCTGGGCAATGGTCGGTATTATTGCTGGGTTCATTTCTTATCTTGGCACTGGCAAGTTCTTTTTCGGAATCTTCTGACAAATAATTGACAATGACTGAACTTCTGTTTACAATTACTAGTGTTGCCTTCCTTGTACTGTTGGCATACGCTGTAAATCAATTATCTGAAACTTACTAATGACTTATCAAATTACTCTTCGTTCCCCTGATGGAACTGAACAAACTATTCAGTGTGCTGAGGATCAATATATCCTTGAAGCTGCTGAGGAAGCAGGAGTAGATCTTCCTTCATCATGTCGTGCTGGTGCCTGTTCTGCTTGTGCTGGTAAACTGATTCAAGGTGAAGTTGATAATGAGGAACAATCGTTCCTTGATGATGATCAACTAGCAGATGGATGGGTGCTCACTTGTGTAGCATATCCTAAATCTGATTGTGTAATTCTAACTGAACAAGAAGAAAACCTTTAATTACTAGGAGAAACAAAATGAAATTTGGATGGACACCTGAGGCAGAAACACTTAATGGCCGCCTCGCTATGCTTGGTTTTGTAGTCGCAGTAGGAACTTATCTCACCACTGGCCAGATTATTCCTGGCGTCTGGTGATAACAATCGAATAACTAAATACAGGAGGTTCTACACCTCCTTTTTTTATGGCTATAAAATTTATTGATGCGGCAAAGCATAGTAAAGGATATATGCATCAGAACGATGCGTGGGAGTATTTACAGCAAAATACTTCTCCTAGTGTATTAGAAGAATTTGAAAAAAGATTTAGAAACGAATATAAAGTATCCAATCCATCTATAGTTCCAAACTGTGGATTGGACTTAATCAAAGAATTTGAAGGATGTGAATTAAGTGCATATTATGATCCTCATACTGGAGGACTTCCTATTACAATTGGTTGGGGTAGCACCAGAGATATGAATGGAAAGCCATTCAAGATTACAGACAAGATTACCCAAGCACAAGCAGATCAACTACTTGAGTATCAAGCCAGAAATCAATTCCTTCCACCACTAACTAAGATTCCATATTGGAATGAAATGAATGATGATATGAGAGGAGCACTACTTTCATTCGCATATAATCTAGGTGCTAACTTCTATGGATCAGAAGGATTTGCTACGATCACCAAAGTACTAAAAGATAAGTCTTGGCATATGATGCCAGAAGCACTCTATAGGTATCGCAATCCAGGTTCATCTGTCGAGAAAGGTCTTGCACGTAGACGTAGAGCTGAAGGTGCTTTATGGGAAAAAGGGATTAGTAAACTTAAATAATTTTCTACCTTTTTTTGCTGGTCTACGAATAAAACGAAGAACCTCAACCGATTGTCTTTTTGGTTGAGGTCTTCTATTTTCTAGCATCATTCCATCATTAGTTATTAATCTAGCTATAATTAATAACTCAATGAGTATTGTTTTTGTCATTACCCTCTAAGTAATCTAACATCATGATGTAGATTAAAAAACTTAGTGTGCCCAATAGTATTATTCCGAGTCCTATTGAAACTCCCCATGGAAAGTCATTCATCTTCTTTTTTCTTTTTAAGGTCTGCTTTAAGTGCTATTATTGTAGCAAGAAGTGACATCAAAGTTTGAATAGATTCTGATGTATTATCATCACATTTACTTGGAGGTTTTGCCCCAGTTTGATTAAATGCTTTCACAAGATACAAATAATGTAAACTAGTCATCACTTTAAAATTGCAGATGACATAATTTGTAAATGTCATTGCAACGATAGATGTTGCAACAAAAGCAACTAACAAGGGAACAATATTATCTAAAGTTGGAAATTTAAATTTCATTTTTATGAATCCAAGTTTTTAATTCATGTAAATATTCCCTTAGCATGTTAGCTTTTTCTTCATGCCAAGGATCTCCAGTTTTCAAATATTGTCTTGTGTGATTGTCTATAGCTTTTAATATATTGTGAATAGGAGCATTCCAAGGTTCCCTGATGGGAGTATTAAATGTTCTTCTCTCGTCCATAAGAACAATTTATAAGTATTTATTCAAAGACCCCTTGACAAGCTTTGCAACCTGTGCTACTATAAATAAGTGTTAAGGAATCAACACATTCCTTAACATATTTTTACAAACCTTACGTTCTTTTAAAACTATGACCGCATCCATCGCTCAACAGCGTGGAAGTAACACTTGGGAACAATTCTGTGAGTGGGTAACTTCTACCGATAATCGTCTTTACGTCGGTTGGTTCGGAACTCTAATGATTCCAACCCTTCTCGCTGCTACTATCTGTTTCATCGTTGCTTTCATTGCTGCTCCTCCCGTTGACATCGACGGTATCCGTGAACCAGTTGCTGGTTCTCTAATGTATGGAAACAACATCATCTCTGGTGCTGTTGTTCCTTCTAGCAATGCTATCGGTCTACACTTCTACCCTATCTGGGAAGCTGCTTCTCTCGATGAGTGGCTATATAATGGTGGACCATTTCAATTGGTCGTCTTCCACTTTCTAATTGGTATCTATGCCTACATGGGTCGTGAATGGGAACTATCTTACCGACTGGGTATGCGTCCTTGGATTTGTGTTGCCTACTCTGCACCCGTTGCTGCTGCTAGTGCAGTGTTCCTGGTCTATCCCTTCGGTCAAGGATCCTTCTCTGATGCAATGCCTCTGGGGATTTCAGGAACTTTCAACTACATGCTTGTTTTCCAGGCGGAACACAACATTCTTATGCACCCTTTCCACATGCTGGGAGTTGCTGGTGTCTTCGGTGGTTCTCTTTTCTCTGCTATGCACGGATCTCTTGTCACCTCTAGTCTTGTACGTGAGACGACAGAAAATGAGTCACAGAACTACGGTTACAAGTTCGGACAAGAAGAAGAAACCTACAACATTGTAGCTGCTCATGGTTATTTTGGCCGCCTGATCTTCCAATACGCCTCCTTCAACAACAGCCGCAGCCTGCACTTCTTCCTGGCTGCCTGGCCCGTGGTTGGCATCTGGTTCACCGCCCTGGGC